TATCGTATACCGAAACGGTTTGGCTATGGGCTTGGTAGCATCTGCTCCATCTGGACAGGACCAATACACAGTCAACCCAAATGGTGGTGCTGGCTCTACATTAAGAATCACTTTTGGTTCGGCTCCAAACAATGGTGACCAAATCACAGTATTCTACATGTCATTGTAAGTTTGATTGATTGTTAGGGGGTGCTCTTATGGGCATCCCCATTTTCATATGGAGGAGAAGTGGAACCAGATATAATGCAATTGTTTATGAGTGGTGGTGCAAACTTTGCCTTTGGTGTCTTTCTGTATATGCAGAACAAAGATTTGCAGAAGCGTGCTGATGAACGTGAAGCGAAGCAAGAGAAGAAAGAAGAAGAACTTAGGTTGAGATACGACAAGGTGATCACCGACCTACAGCAGCGTGAAGAAAACATACGCAAGGACTTGGTGACTGAAATAAATGACCTTGACAAGCGCATGAGTTTGCTTGAACAGAAGGTCCAAATAGTTGCAGAAGTCGTACAAGAGATTAAGAACAAATTTGTAAGGGTGACAAATGCCGGCTAAGAGAACACCTGCAAAGGGGAAACGTTTTGTTAAAGTTGTCAAGAATCCAAAGACTGGTCGCACTAGAAAGGTTTCCTATGGGCAAGCAGGCAAGTCAAAGAGTGGCACGGATCGTATACAGCCAGGCACAAAGAAAGGAGATGCCTATTGCGCACGCTCTGCCGGAATCAAGAAATGTAAAAATCCACCCTGCGCCAACGACCTATCACGCAAGAAATGGCGGTGTCGTGGTAAGAAATCCATGCGTTAGTGTTGCGCTTCAGATATACTTATACGTGTAACCAAAGGAGATTGTTATGAACCAAGATTTACTCGCACTCACTCCAGAACTAGTATTGTTCATCAAGAAGCTCGTACAACATAGCCGTGGCGGACTGACACAGGATGAACGCCAAGAGCTTGCAGCAGACCTCATCCAGCTGTTGTACAAGGTTCTGAAGGAACTAGTTGACGTAGATGAACAACAACGATAAAGTATTGAACACCAAATCACTTGAAGCCACATCACCTCTGTGGCTTCTTTTGTTTTTTGCGCCACCTGGTTTCTACCATGCGCATTTCTTCCATGTTCATAATGGCTTCAAACATAACTTGTGTAGGGCTTCTGTCTTCAGCATTGGATATGACTGTAACGAGTACGATTAGATTGCTCATACGTGGCTCATATTTGCCATCTAGGTACTTGTCTATGGTGTTTATATGCAGACCTGCCTTGTCTGACATGTATTGTCTTGAAATCGAATTACGGTGCATTGCCTTGTTGAGCCAAGACGCAAATCCTTTCATCACCATCACCACCACCACTAAAAGAAAAGGGTTGGGAACCACCCCAACCCAAACCTACCATGCAGGAGTACCAACATGTGTAGGTACATTAACATGTTATTGTTGTTGTTGCTCTAACAAAATTGACCATCTTATGTAGGCTACTTCCCATTGGTCTGTATAGAGGTATTGGCACATGCGTACCAAGAGTGCCACAGTTGGGACCTGCTCACCTCGAAGCCAACGTGCCATTCTATCTCGATGGCATCCAATAGCTTCTGAAAGATGTGTTTTGTTTACGTTTGCTAGTACGGCTTTGAGTTCTTCATGAAACATAGTAGTCTCCTAGTAGGTTTGATTTGATTATTTGTCGTCCGACCCATTCAGCGCACTGGGGCACGACTGCGTTTCCGAGTGCTTTAAGTCTGTCCACCCGATTGGGAATCCCATCATTTCTTCTACAAACTGGGGATTGAGTTGGAAATCCTTGCCAGTAGTTTTGTCTAGCCCGTGCATCTTGACTGCTTCCACATTCAGACTGTCGTTCCTGTCCCACTGACTCGCTCCAGATGGGTTGTTCTTGGATTCGTTGACTGTTGGTGTTGGCAACGCCAAACCATCTGTTTCGCAAGTGGGGTGCTCCGCATTGTGCAGCTGATATAATCGTCCATTGACAGTCATACCCGATTTCGGCAAGGCTTCCAACGACTGCTGACAGTCCTCGAATAGTGATTGCTGACACGTTTTCCATGACGACGACACGGGGTCGTAGTTCATTGATAATACGGTGGAACTCCCACCAAAGACCCGAACGTTTTCCATCTAGTCCTTCTCCCTTTCCTGCTATTGAAATGTCTTGACATGGGAATCCACCGCACAGTATGTCGACAGATTCCAAGTTGTGTGCACCTACTGTACACACGTCGTTGTATCGTTTGGCATGTGGCCAATGTCGCTCCAAAACAGCCTGGCAGAACTCGTTCTCTTCTACTTGCCACACTGTTTGGAGTTGTCCCTCAAAGGCTCGTTCCAATCCGAGCTCTATTCCACCGATGCCTGCAAATAGACTACCCATTTTCAGCATCGTCGCCCCCAAATTCTTTGTCCCAATCCTTTTTGATCTGCGTAGCCAGTGCACCTAGGTGCTTGCACTTTGAACCGCGATACTGGTGGTCGGGACAGCTGCATGTGTATCCGCTCTCGTCAATCACAGCAGTCCACTTTGGGAAGTGCCCAACCATGCCACCATCCGGTAGCATGTTGGTCTTCATTTCCTTCATCTTGATTTCCACGCGGTCGTCGTCAAAGAATCCCTTCAGACGCCAGTGTTCTGCAATGTCCTCGATGGTTTCAGATATGGTCGGCATGGTTCTCTCCAAGTGCTCCATCCATCCAGTCCATCAATGCACCGACAGATGTGTTCTCATGGTACTTCATTTCAGTGTCGAAGTAGATGGTCACGTCTAGGTATGCCACATCGTTTATATCATTTGAGATATACAGGATGTGTCGATGCCCACGCTGTGCGTAGAAAGGATGCATCCAGCCACGCTCCCCATTGAAGTTGGGTGGAGTGGTGTCGGGGCAGTAGGTCCATCCAAGACGCTCCAGTTCGGCACGGTAAATGTCCATGCTTTTGTTGAGCTCTGCTAGGATTACTTCCTGTGCTGGCTGTGCTGCCTGCCATTCCATGAGCATTTCATGTAGTGGCTTCAGTGTGTCGATGGCAGCTAGTATGGTGTGTGCCTTCTGAAGAGAAGATTTGGTTGCAGGGTCGACCACTTGGTCGATGATGTGTTGGTACATTTCAAGAAACTTGAACATGGTGTACTCCGTATTGTTGGTGTTGGTAGGTTAAAATGGGCAGTCATCTGGGTCGATGCGTCCATGTGGTGTACTATAGTTTATTGTCTTAGGTTTGTCAACAAAAGTTTGTGTTGGCTTGTGTCGATACTTGGTTTCTTCGGGTACGAAGCGACCATCAATCATGCTCTGTGCCACTGCCATGTATGGATTCGGCTTGCCTTCAGCAGCGCGTTCTTTCTGTACGCGAAGCATCCTGGCGTAGTGGTGCGGTGCTCGTTGCTGCATGGTGAGGATGGGGCAAGCGGCATCTGAAACAATGAAGTTCTTGAGCGTGATGCGACCATCGTTCATCATCTTGGTTTGCAAGCTGTACCAGTCACCCATCTTGGGGTACTTGAGTTCTGCTCCCTCACAGGTACACCGAGTGATGCAGTTGTGAATCTTGCCTTTGTTGCCCTTGTGAATCATGAAGTGTGCTGACACCTCACGTACTCCATCACGCTGGATGCAGTCCTCACAGAACTTGTACTCGATGGTGGTAGCACTGCCACCGAGTACGCGTACCACATCGCCAACCTCTTCCAGAACATGTCCTAGGGTCGGTGGGTATTGGTGTTTCTTCATGCAGACATTCATGATTGCCTTGTGCAGGTGCACGTCTTTTACTGTCTGAAGGCCATGCTCCCAGATTGGGAATACCTGTGCCTGCCATTCAGCGTTTTTATTGAAAGTCGCTCCAAACATCTGGAGTGCTGCTTCTACCATTCTAGCTGTAGCCATTGTTAACCTCGTAGTGAACCATCTGCATTGAAATCCATTTTAAGAGCCTTAGATGCCTTTTCAGACAACGGTGGCAATGCAGGTAGGGGTTTCTGTTGTGAAAGAGCGTAGTTGGCATTCAGTTTGGTTGTGGACACCACTACGGCAGGATTGACCATGCCTTTGCCGCGTAGGTATTCAGCACGGTAGTGGTCTGACTTGAATACCCAATCGAATACAGCCATTGCTTTGTCAGTCGCTCCAGTACGAACTACCTTTGCAAGTGTACCTAGGTCAATAGCACTAACCAT